GGACCTTATAACTCTTACGGACATCCTTATATCTCGCCATGGTATCATGTACATGGTTTTGACCCTTAAGCAACATCTGAGATTTTTCTCCGCCTCTCCCATAGCCGAAATTGCTTCCGGGGTAGAAAAAGCGGTTATCCAGATGTGAAAGTGCCAGAGCATCGAGCTTCGCAGCTTGACCACTTATGGTTTTATCCGACACTTTTCCCGGCCCAAATCTAGGTAAATTAGGAAGACGTTCAAACTGTAACAAGCCACAAATAATGTTTCTTATGTGGACGAGCGGTAGAACATCCCTTACCTGACATATCCTTTCTTCAGTCTCGAACCAGTCGCGCAAGGCACTGGCTTTAGACTCGGAATTCTCCAGCTCAATCTTCTTTAAAGAGCCAGTAACACCAAGGAGATATCGAAAAAGATTTGGGTCTCCTGTACGAAACCAAACAAGGTATTCCTTATAAAAAGGGAAATCCTGAAACGGTTTCAGATAAATGCGTGTTTCAACGCCTTCTTGATCTACTGATGTACTATTAATCAGTAGGTCGTACAGATTTGCAAGACGATCGAGAAATTCTCGGGGTGCTGATTCGTGGATACGATGAATGAAAGATCTCATCACATCAGCGGGTTTCAACTCCAAGGGAGATTCAACCACCTTACAAAGGAATGCATTGATAGCCAGCGAATATATGTTCCTGCTGGCTTCAGGGCAGAGAGAGAAGGACGCGTCATCAGTTAACTTGACGCGACCACCACGGCACGGCAGTGTAAACATCTCACTACCAAGATACGTTGCCGTTTAACGCCCGAAAGGCTGCTAATACGGTCGTCGAACGAGTTCCAGAGCTCACGGAGCCCCAGAACATCGTGTAACCACCGTCCAGAAAAGCCCAGTAAGACGTATCCAGCGTGATTTCCGGTCTAACTGGAATATCATATGCGTGAATACTTGTGATGAGACAAACATCTCTCACTGTCCCTGCAACGCTATCATTCTCTAGTAGCA